TTAAATTTTCATGCCATTTAGTGGATTAAGTTTTATTGCTAACTGCAAATAATCAGGTGCTAAATGAGCATAGGCCATTGTCTGGTTAATGCTCGCATGTCCTAATATTTCTTTTAGTGCAACAATATTTCCCCCGTTCATCACGAAATGGCTAGCAAATGTATGTCGTAAGACGTGTGTTGCTTGTCCGCGTGGCAAATCGGGTTTTATTTCCTTTAGTTTTTCTCTAAAGGTGTTGTAATCCACTTTAAATAATTTTCCTGACTTCTTTGTTTTGATTTGTTCTATCAATTCAGCAGAAATGGGAATCACTCTTTTCTTACCGTTCTTCGTCTGTAAGAACGTAACTCGCCCATTCTGGACTTGTTCGCTATGCAGTGTTTCTGCTTCACTCCATCTCGCACCAGTGCTTAAGCAAAGTAGGGCTATGAGCTTATAGTCACCAGATACAGCATTAAGCAATGTTGCTATTTCTTGCTCATTTAAAAAGGTAAGTTCTGGTTGTTTCTCTTTAAGTGGTGGTAAACCATTTATTGGGTTTTTGCTTTTGAATAATTCTAATTTTTCAAGAGCAGTGAACATACCCGATAAACGATAAAGGTCTCTGTTAATTGTTGCAGGGCTAATACCGTCAATTAGCCGAGAGCTACGATGTTCAAGCAGTGCGTGTTTATCTAATTGGTTCATCGTTGGATTACCGAGGGCTTTTACTGTTTTGAGTAAGTGCCTTTTTTCGATAACACCGTTTTTTAACGTTTGGCCATGGTACAACCACCATTTATCAAGTAATTCTTTCAGTCTTACCTTTCCTGCTTGCTCTATGTCACCTGAGAATTTTTTTGCATTTGCAATCGCGTATTTTTCAAATGTGACAGCTTCTACTTTTCGATCAAATATCCGTCTTAATCGTTTTCCATCTTTCCCGTTCGGGCGTAAATCCACTTCGTATCGACCATCATTGAGCTTCTTAATTGTCATAAGTAAGCCCTCCGATGTAGCTGACTGACTGTGACCAGCAGTAATCAGAATATTGATATAAAACGTCTAACCAGTTTTCTTTTCTGAGAGGGATGAGGTTTCTTTCTCTTGCCCACTGTGTGCGAGAGCCGGTGAGATTTGACCAGCTTCTGGCATGGTTTTATCGCTAATTAGCCATAGTGCGTATTTTTCAAATCTGGGGTGATTAGTAATTTTCATCATTGTTGATAGTGCGGGGTCGTGATATCCGGCTTCAACTTTTTTTAGCGTACTAATTGATATGTCCATAATTTCACATAGTTGCACTTGAGTTAGTCCTTCCGCATTGCGAATGGCTTTAAGTTTTTCAGAAATAGTCATTGACGAGTTCCATTGTACGAACTAATATTACCGAAAGTTCAATTATACGAACTTTCGAGGGCGCAAAAACCCATAAAACCAGAAATAAGAGGTTTTAAAAGGTTTGATCTAACGAGGGTAACAAATGAATAAAGAGCAAATCAATGTGAAATATCCGGTTACCGCTGTACCTTTGGCGAAATTTGCGGAATTGATCGGTAAAAATCATGAAGCTGTAAAGACAATGGCTAAACACGGTAAATTACCCATTATCGAATTTCGTGATCCAACTAAGCCAAAAAGTCGTGCGGGTGAAATTTGGGTAAGCATTACTGAATTTAACCGTGGTATGGATGAAGCATTTTATAGCCGCACAGAAGAGCAACGGAAAACATGGCTTTTATGGGTGGGCTTGTAATATGAAAGCTGAACAAATCTCAACTCACAGTTTTAAATATCGTGGCTTCCTAATCGTTAAGTTACCGGCTAAAGCTATGAATCCAGTAACCCGTTTTCATGTTCAACGAAATGATGATTCTTACGGGTTATTTGATTCTATGGCTCAGGCGACTAAATATATTGATTGTTTATATGGTGAAAAAAATGACTCAATCACATTTGCAACAGCATAAACATAAATTAACCGGTTCATCCGTTAATAAATTTAAAAGCAATAAAAAACGTCAATTATCTTTGATGGACAAAATATTATTAGTCGGTGGTATTTTATTTTTCTTGTACTTGTTCTCAGTTGCTATTAGATAAAAACAATGAGTAATTCAGCGGCTGTATTAGTGAAAACTAAACAGTTAATCCAGTTACTAGGTAACGTAAAGCAAGATGCAAGACCGGCCGATATCATCACGCGCCAAGCAAATATCAAGCTTTATCAGAATCAAGGGGCAACCTTTGAAAGCCGAGTCAATGGACTAAATCAAGCCGCAAAGTTAAGAACATCTGTATTTCATTGTGATAAACAAAATCCAGATAATAGAGAGCTAGCCGGATTTATTGAGTACTTGAGATCAAGTGATGTACGGATGCTAAATATGATTTTTTATTTAGCGGAAATAAAAAGCAATCAACATCATTTAGGTTTCGATGAATTTAATAAAGAGGAACAACAAGCAATTATTTCAGCAATAAACCAAATTAAAGCACTCGCGGCGCTATTACCTAAACATATCGCTATGCCTATTTAAGGTAAATAAACAAATTAATGACGTTAGCGCGTCAGGGATTCCTACATTCTAAATTTGAGGATTGGATAATGAAAAATAAAGAGATAAAGCCAATTTTGATAGGTGTTGATACTGCAACCGGTAAGCGCGATTACTCCGCTGTCGCTATCAGTATTACAGCAATTCGCGAAGATGAACGCAAAACCATGTATGACAAATTTTCATCTCGCTTTGATGCCATAGCCTGCAAGATTATCAACGAAAAATTGAATGATGAACAAATTCACCAGTTATTAGTTGGTGAGTCTGAACATTACTCAAATCTGGCCGCGGAGCTGGACCATGTCTAAAGAAATTGACCGCGCTAGCGAGCACGAAATGCTCATGCGTGAGCAACAAATCAAAACCATTACTAATCGTTTAGTCAGTGTTTCCGCTTTTGAATGTGAAGACTGCGATAAGCCTATTTCAGAAGCACGCCGCATTGCATCACAGGGTTGCACTCGCTGCATTGATTGCCAAACGATTTTTGAGCTTAAAAACAAACATTACCGGAGCGTGTGAAGTGGCTAATAAAACAATACTTAAATGGGCTGGCTCTAAAGTTCGAATTATGGAGCAATTACGCCCACACTTACCGAAAGCAAAACGGTTAGTTGAGCCGTTCGCTGGGTCATGTGCAGTGATGATGAATACTGACTATGAGCAGTATTTAATTGCTGATGCAAATATAGATTTGATTAGGCTTTATAAACAAGTAAAGGCAGATGATTTCGGGTTTGTTCCATCATTAATAGATTTTTTTATTCAAGGAAATGATGAAACATTATTTTATCAACGGCGAGAAATTTTCAATCGCCGTGATAAAGAGGCAGATGCTCAGCTATTTGAATCAATAGAGGATTATAATAAGTCAGTTGAACGCAATAAAGCAGGATTATTTTTATATCTAAATCGACATTGTTATAACGGGCTTTGTCGTTATAACTCAAAAGGTAACTTCAATGTACCATTTGGAAAATACAAAAAGCCGTATTTTCCTGAAAACGAAATTATTGCTTTTCATCATAAAGCCTATAGGGCTGAAATAGTAAATCTTGAATGGCAAGATACACTTTCATTAGTTGAATATAGTGATGGTATCTATTGTGATCCGCCATACATGGGCGGGCGTGATAGCTTCACTCAATATCATACTGCTGGCTTTACCGATGCTGACCATGAGGCGTTAGCGATTGCATTAAAAGATATTAATGATAGCCAAGGCAATCCGATCACCGTTTCTAATTCCCCGCAAGCTAAAACACTTTACGCTGACCTTGGTTTCACTATTCATGAAATAGAAGCACCGCGCACAATTGCAGCTAACGGTAATCGTAAATTAGCTATTGAAATTATCGCTGTTTTAGAGGGGGTTAAGTAATGATGCTTGATCCTATCAATGGCGTTTACATTAGCGGCACACGCTTTGCTATTCAGCGACATGTTGATACAGAAAATAATAAAATTATCTGGCGGTTGCTGTCATATAACCGCCGCAATCGTTGTTATAGCCTTGTTTGCTGTCATTCTGATCCGTGGATGCTGGCAATTGATTTAGTTTCTTATCATGTTCAAAACGTTAAAGGGCGAGGTATTAAAACATTAGATGTTTATCGTGAAGCGGTAGATATCATTTCTCGCCGGTGTGAAACTGCTATTAATCTTTTAAGACCTGAAACATTAGGCGGGGCGCTTAATGTCTAAGGTATTAGATTTCACCACGTTACCGCTGACTTATACCGCGGATATGGTATTTCCTTATCCGTGGAATAAGCCAAAAGATAATGATTACTATAAATCTGATATAGAAAGACCGCTTACCCGTGAACAAATTGTTCAGGGGCAAGCGATTTTAAGTGATATTCAAACCTTGCCGCGCATTCTGCGCTATCGCTATCAAAAACACTGTGACAATTTATTAAAAGAAAGTGGCCTACGTAAAGCCTACGACTTTTTATATTACCGTTTCCATCAGCAGATATGGCAAAGATTGCTAGTTATCAATGCACGTTATGAAATTGAAACAAAAGCATTATTAACAATTTCAACTCGTTTATCGCCTGATGTTAGCCAATATAACCGGTTATTTGATTTGAATGATAAATCGGTAAAAAAGTTGGCTGAAATTATTGCTGTCGGTTTCTCTAATTTGTATGAAATCTATTGCGATAAGTTTACAGAACAGAATAACGGTGATCGTGAAGTTATCTATCAAGATTCAGTACAAACAGAAATTTACGGGCGTTTGGCTGAGTTGGTGAAAGGGTTACATGTTGCACCGCTTCATTATAAAGCTTACCGCCGAGTTTTGAAAAATCGCAAAAAAGGCAAAGGTAAGCAAAATCTAGAAATTCGAAAAGTGATAGCGGCTGTACAGCGCTTGGTTAATGCAGACTTTTGGTGTCGGAAGTTAAAAGCCCACCGCACTCAATGGTTAGAAGCCTTAATGATTGCCAATATGGATGTTTGCCAGAATCGCAATCCATACGCTAGTAAACAGGCTATTCGCGCAGTGCAAGCGCAGCGTTTGTCTAATATGCAATACCTACAAGGCATGGATATTCAGGATGTTGAAACCGGTGAACGCTTTGATCTGTTCGATAAAGTTATGGCGAGTGTTTCAAATCCTGAAATTCGCCGCATGGAACTTATGGCTCAAATGGCGGGGATTGAACGCGTAGCGAAAGAACGTGGTGATATTGGAATGTTTATCACTATGACTTGCCCGTCAAAATACCACCCAACAAAGTTACGTAAACGCAAAAAAGACGTGATCGCAGTACTTAACAGCAAATGGAAAAATGAGGCCTACACACCAAAGGACGGGCAACAGTACTTAGTCAAAGTTTGGTCGCGTATTCGTTCGGCATTTAATGACAATAACATTAATGTTTATGGTGTTCGGGTTGTCGAACCGCATCATGACGGTACACCACATTGGCACATGCTGCTTTTTGTTGATAAGGCAAGTAGGGCTGATGCCATTGATATTATGCGCAAGCGTGCATTAAAAGAAGATGGTGACGAGGCTGGCGCACATAAATACCGTTTTGAATGTAAACACATGAACCGCGGTGGTGCAGTAGGCTATATCGCAAAATATATCGCTAAAAATATCGACGGTTACGCCCTTGATGGTGAGATAGACCACGAAACCGGCAAAGATTTAAAAAGTATGGCGGCAGCAGTTACCGCGTGGGCTTCAACTTGGCGTATACCACAATTTCATTTTTATAAACTCCCATCAAAAGGCGCTTATCGAGAGTGTCGCCGTTCTTGTTTACGCGGTGTTTCTATTGCTGATCAGCTTGGCGAAGTTGCAGAGCGCGTACGTGCGGCAGCAGATAGCGGTGATTTCTTTGAATATGTTATGTCACAAGGTGGCCCATGTATTCGCCGGAGTGAAGAAACGATACGCGTTGCTCGTGAGATCAGTGATGTAAATGTTTACGGCGAAGATGTTCAGAAAGTTGTTGGTATCTACAACCAATTAAAAGCCGGTACTCCAGTCATTAAAACGCGTGACAGAAAGTATCAAATCGTTAAGAAAAGCGCCGTTGACGTTGACCTTAATCTTTTAAGAAGCGACAGCGGAGCGCCTCGGAGTCCTGTCAATAACTGTAGATCGCGGATCACATCCAATCTATCAGATGTGCAATTTTACGAGCCTGAGCACGGCTCAGGTGAAGTATGCAACATTAGAGAATACGGTTTCGCGTTTATAGAAACCGATGCTCAAAACGCCACTGAGAGCGAAATATTACAGAGAAATCAACAAAGACAGATTTCAAACATTGAAGTAAGTGAGATCGATAAGGAAATTCAGTCGGAAATTATCAATTTTGCCAACGAAGTCGGCATTAATTTCGATATTCCACAGATTAAAACCATGTTCATTAACGGTTTAGGCGTGAGTGATGAGCTGCATTTTATAAAAGTCGATGGGGAACGGCTGAGATTGAGCTTAAACGAGAGTGGGAAAGAACTGCAAAAAATGGAATTAACGGCTCAAAAAGAAACCATTAGTGAAAAGTACAGGCAACGATATACCAATGCGTTAATGCGAATTAATAAGTTGAGAGAGGAAAACAAATGAGTGATGGAATAATTATTTCTTTAATTGTTTGGGGGATAGGTGCTTTGTTTTTTTGTACATCCATTATTTGGCATTACAAAAGGAACCCAAACGATAAATTACCTGTGTGGGCAACCATTCTGATTATTATTTTTTGGTTTGCTGCATTAATTATGGCGCTATTACTTCTATTAGCGTTATGGATTGACAATAAATATTTTACTAATGAGGATGATAATAATGAATATAGATAAAGTGATTATTAAATTAAATGAGTTAAATGAATTAGACCCAAAAGCAACCTACGAATTATTTAGTAGATATGTAGAAGTGAGTGAAAAACTAGCGCAATCAGACTGTTCTTTTGTATGCGGTAAAAAGGCAGAAATATTTGCTATGGGCTTACTGGGTGTCATCAATGGGCTAATTGATAATGGCGTAATTGCCGCTGATATCGATTTCAAAAAAGAAAAAATAATTAATTTTGTTCGTTTTGATAAGTAGGAACTTTTATCATGTTTAAAATTAATGTAACAAATGAATTATTAATAGAATTAGCTTATAAAATGCATACAGATGTAAATGATTGGCAGGAGCGTTGGAGTAACAATCAATTTCATCGTAATAGAGTATTAAACAAAGCGAGACAAATTGGGTCATCATGGTATTTTTCATTGGAAGCACTGAATGATGCATTCTTAACAGGAAGAAATAAAATATTTATAGGCGATGCCCTGCTTATTCAAAATGAAATCCAATATTTGTGCCATCATGCAAATCAAATGAAACATGAAGATTTTATGGATTATTTTAAAGAAAATGACAGATTAATTATTAAGTTAAATAATGGAGCAAAAATTTATTTTATTACAACAAAGTTTCCAGTTGTTGCCGATATTACAGGGGATGTGTATGTTCCTGAATGGTCGTGGAATGAAAATCCAGCTGAAATTTTAGCGCTAGCTAAAGGTATAGCAAACCATACAAAATGGCGTAGAACATTTTATTCAACTCGGAGCAAACTAGACAAAGCAAGCCAACTAAATATAGGGGCTTGCAATAGTGAAAATGTTTTTATTGATAGAGTTAATTTGTTCCAAGCGACATTGGATCATGTGACGTGCTATGACAACATACAAAAGGGCAGTAAGAGATTTCATCCGGAAGCATTTGGGGAAATGTACCTTTGCGCGTTTTCAGGAGGTTAATATGTATGGATATAAACCACTAAAACAACATCAAGAGCACTTAGATAGTGAAAAAAGACGACAGTTAATGAATTTCATCAATAATGTAGACAATCTAATTATACAAGACGGACTGAAATTGAATGAAATATTACGATTACGATGTTTTGGTATCGTTATTGCGAAACATAAGTCACTTGATGAAATGACACTAACGAAAATAGAAGTAAATTTGCCGCCAAAGAAACCCTAATCCAGACCGCCGTAAGGCGGTTTTCCTTTTTGTTTTTCATGACGCACAAATTTCGCAATTTCCTGCCCAAATCCGCAAGATCAAAAAAGGATCGTTACCCTTGCGAAGTACCACCACTGGCGCGGTTCTGACGATCTCTTGCACCTGCATGAAAACCGACCTATTTAGTGGGCAGGCGTGGCGGGGCTACGATTGCGCGGAGAGGTGTTTATTGTTAAATATCCGTCCGCAAAATCTCCGAGCCGTCACAGCGTTAAAATCAAATTTCTATAACTAGATAGCAATTAATTTTGCACGCTTTGTGGTAGCGTATAGTGCGTTTAAATCGCTATTTGATGGGGGGAATTTATTGCGGATTCGTCTTGGTGAGTTAGGTTTGGTATAATACAGTGGGGTCCTATTATTATTTAGGGCATCGAGATCACCTACCTACGGGCAAAAAAATACCGCCTCAGTGGGCGGTATCATTGAATTTACGCGTGATATTATTCGTCTTCTAAGTCCAGAGAATACTTTTCAAACTTTATAATTTCCCCACCAAACCAATCATTCAATTGCATCATCTTACTTTGTAACGGCATCAACTCATTGCGCACAAATACTTTTGCCGCTTTCTCAACATCACCAAAGCCGCCCACATTTTCAGGAATGATCCCCATGATTTGTGGTGGCACGCGGTGTGCCGCTAACATATCGTCACGACTTACATTTTTAATATTAAGGAATTCATCTTTTGCAGCAGCTTCGGAAAGCGGAATAGTTTGGATGCCGTCTTTCTTTCCCCCTGGTGCGTACAAAAATAAATTGCGAAAGTTCCCTGGTCCTTTACTGCTTTTGAGTGCTTCACGAATTTTATCAACATCATCGGTTTTCTGTGCTGCATCACTGATATACAGAATATAGCCGGCATGCGAACCATTGAGATAATACTTGCGGCGAAATAGTGTTGCCGACTCATTGAGGAGTACTGAGGGGATTGCCGCGAGATATTCCGGCAAGCCGTATAACTCTTGGTTAATATCCGGCTCAATCAAATGAAACACTTTGCCCGTTTTAAATTCATACGGTTTAATATCGTAGCCATATTGCACAAACCAGTAAGTTTCTAAGTCAACACCGCGGCGGGTAAACTTAGCCGGCGAATGTTTAAAATTCAGCGACTGCCCCAGACGGTTATTTCGTTCTTCAAGATACCCATTACCAAACAGTAAAAAATCTAATGCCCAACTATCAAACGTCTGACGACTTAAATATTTATTAGGAATAAAGGTACTGGTGAGAATATTACGTTTTACATAAATTGCGCTGCTATGGTGTGGGGCTGCGCGGAACGTGCGCGCAAGGCCATTAAAACTAATTGGCGGCTCATAGTAATTATCAATTTGCACACATTCCAAATAATCAAAAATTTCACGCTTATCAAGTACGGGGATTGGATCACCGAAAGTGAATGCTTCCATTGATGCGCTGTCGGTTTTTTGCGCCAGTGTTTGTGATTGGCGTTTTTTATTTTTACGGCTCATTAAAATACCTCGACGATATTATGTTGATTGTGATTTTCACCGGTGATCGGTTCGTTATAAAGGGCGTGCATGGTTGCCCATGCTAAATCTGCGTGGCTGGCTTCTTCGCTGCGGTCAGCTTCATAAGTTGGGCGGTTACCACTGGCGGTAGTGGCACGGCGAATGGCCATAAAAGATTGCGTGATATCATTACTACCCGCGTCATATTCCAACCGGTCATGGCTAATCACGTCATAAGCTTTAAGCACCAATGCATTTTTTAAGGCAGGGTTATAGACAAATTCTTTTGCAGCAGGGAAAAATTCCCGCACATTTTGCAGGACACCATGGCCAATACCTGTGGAATCAATCCCGATGTATTGCACGTTGTAACGCTCGGTGAGTTCTTTTATCGCGTCCGATTGCGCGCGAAAATCCATGCCACGCCATTGATGATGCTCAAGTATGCGAAACTTACCGCCTTTGTGTAGCGGTGGCGCAATCACCACGCAACCCGCACTATCTCCGTTTTGAGTACCTTTCGCGGGGTCATAACCAATCCAAACAGGGTGATAAGCATAGGGGCGTATCATTAACGGCTGAACGTCGTCCCATATTTCCCAACTGTCCACCATGCATTTTTGCATTAACTGCAAATTAAAGATGGATGCAATATCATCGACAAACTCACACATCAGCAAGTTTTCGAATTCATCAGGGCTGTATTCTAAATAGAGTTGGTCAATATCGAATAAATTACACCCGCCCCGCATGGCATCTTCAATCGTGACAATTTGCCGCCACTGACCATCCCCACACATCATGCCATTCACTAACGCTTGATGGCTGATATCGACCTCAACGTGATCGGCCTTACGACGACCACGATTAAAGAGCTTTCCAGACCAGAACGGATACGCGCTGTGTGTTAATGCGGATGGGGTCGAAAAGTAGGTTTGACGCCATTTTTTGTGCATGGCCATACCGGAGGCGACTTTGCGTAATTCTTGGAATTTGGGTATCCAGAAATACTCATCAAGGTACAAATTACCGTGGTAACTCTGTGCGGTACGGGCATTGGTGCCAAGAAAATACAGTGTTGCGCCATTAGGCAAAACTATCGGATCACCTTTTAAGTCAACATCAACCTCTCGTGCCATATCAATGATGTACCCTTTGAATACGTGCGCTTGGGCTTTACTTGCTGATAAAAATACTTGGTTTCGGCCTGTGGTGAGTGCATCCATAAAGGCTTCACGCGCAAAAAAGTAAGTCGCCCCAATTTGACGTGATTTTAAAATATTGCGAATTCGGTGTTGATGGCCGGCGCCGTACCATGCTTTCTGGTACTCAAACATATTTTCACGGAAAATTTCTTCTAGCTTTTCAATCTGCTCTTCGCTAAATAAATTCTTCTCAGGGGCGCGGCGTTCACCTTTATTGCGATTGGCCAGTTTCGGGTTTAAATCAACTTCATTACCGCCATTTTGGTACTTGTGAATTTTAGCATGCCGCTCTACTTGGCGATAAAGTAAGTCGATTTCTTTAAAGTCTTTCCCCTCTTTATTTTCTTTACTCAATAGCGTACAAAGTCGCATCTCCAGCGTCATTTCCACGCGATCAATGGGGGTGATTTCATCCCACTTATCGCGGCGTTTCCAACTGTGAATTGTCGCGGCCTTTTCCTTGAGAGCCTCGGCAATACGCGCGATGCGATACCCACTAAAGTACATGTGCATGGCGCGTTTTCTTGGGTCAAAATCGTGTAATGTTTTCATGTCGCCAGATTACTGGCTCACACGACCAATCGCCCCGAGCTGCCATTGTGTCATTCTCCACACAATGGCAAAGCATTGTTTCTTAGCCCTCATCCCTGAAAACATAGGCTCATTATTTTTTTTATTTACGCATGAAATTTATCTACGTATGAAATTTAATTGCCGGAGCCTGAGCAATGACAAAAAAATCTAAACCTGTGCGCCTTTGTGTTGAGGGAGCCACAACCGATGGACGTAAAGTGCAGCGCCAATGGCTCACTGATATTGCCAAAAATTACGACCCATCCGTTTATGGTGCTCGGATCAACATGGAGCATCTAAATTATGAATGGATGCCGCGCTTTGGGGATGTGGAATCTGTTTATACAGAAGAAATCAGTGAAGGTGCTCTGAAAGGTAAGCTTGCTCTATACGGGATTTTATCACCAACAGATTCATTAATTGAGATGAATCGTAAGCGTCAAAAGGTTTATACCTCCGTTGAAATTAACCCTAATTTTTCCGATATGAATTCGGCCTATTTGGTGGGCTTAGCTGTCACGGATAACCCTGCCAGCCTTGGCACGAGCATGTTGGAATTTAGCGCGGGTGCAGATAAAGCCGCGACTTTCTCAGAACGCAAGCAAGATAAAGATAACGTCTTTACGGCGGCGGAAGAAACGGTGATTGAATTTACCGAAGAAGAAAACAAACCAGAAAAACCCAGCTTGAAAGATCGCATCATGGCGAAATTCAGTCGCGAACGTCAGCGCAATGATGTTGAACTCAATGACATTCACCAAGCGGTAGAGCTTTGCGCGGAAGAGCAAACCGAAACTGCACAAAAGCTGACTCGACTTGAAACACAAGTCAAAGCGTTATCGGGTATCAAAAAAGAAAATGAAACCCTGCGCAGTGAGCTGGACCAACTCAAAAAAGATTTGAGCCAGCAAGATAATCAGCAACACCGCCCCACGTCTTTTGGTGGCAATACAACCAACACTGAAAACCTGACTGATTGCTAAACGGGAAAAACAATGAGAAAAGAAACAAAAGTTAAATTTAACGGTTACATGACCCGTCTAGGTGAGATTTACGGTGTTCAGCCACACGAATTCACAGATTCAAAAGTGGAAATTGAGCCTTCGGCAGCCCAAAAACTGGAAAGCAAAATTCAGTTAAGCGCCGTCTTTCTGACCAAAATTAATATTGTGCCTGTCAAAGACCAAGTGGGCGAAAAAATCGGCCTCGGCATTGGCTCAACGGTTGCTGGCACGACGGACACCACCAAACAAGACCGCGAACCGACTGACCCAACTCAATTGGCCAAACAAGGTTATCACTGCCGTCAAACAAACTTCGATACCGCTATTCGTTATGAAAAACTGGACATGTGGGCGATGTTTGAAGATTTCCAGCGCCGTATCCGCGATGCCATTATTCAGCGTCAAGCCCTTGACCGTATCATGATTGGCTTTAACGGGACACATCGTGCTGCAACCTCAAACCGCGAAGTCAATAAACTACTGCAAGACGTGAATATCGGTTGGTTACATAAAATTCGCCTTGAAGCCCCTGAACATGTTTTAGGTTCTTCAACAGATAAAGACACCAACCAAATCACCCCTGAACCTATCAAAGTGGGTAAAGGTGAAGAGTATGAAAACCTTGATGCACTGGTTATGCAAGCCGTTGACCACGCCATTTCCGAAGTCTATGCCGATGATACTGATTTAGTGGTTATCTGTGGCCGCTCACTTTTAGCCGATAAATATTTCCCTATCGTCAATCGTGATCAAGCCAATACCGAGGCGTTAGCTGCGGATGTGATTATCAGCCAAAAACGCCTCGGTGGATTGCCGGCGGTACGTGTTCCCTATTTCCCGAAAAATGGAATGCTTATCACGCGGCTAGATAATTTATCTATCTACTGGCAAATCGAATCACGCCGTCGTCAAGTGGTGGACAATGCCAAACGTGACCGTATCGAAAACTACGAATCAGTGAATGAAGATTACATTGTTGAAGATTACGACTGTGTGGCGTTGATTGAAAACATTGATCTGACGTCTGGAAAACCGGCGGAGCCTACTGAGCCGGACGAAGTAAAAGACGCGCCAGCCGGAGAATAAGCTGTGAATCCGTGGGAACGAAAACGCATGCAGGTTGAAGCCAAGAACGTCAGCGACTATGGCGTTCTTGCTGACCCCTCGGCAGCAACACAAGTCAAATTGATGTTGCGCCAACACATGCGGGATTTAGGTAAAACCCAATCATTTGAACGCAAAGCCGCGTACAAACGTAAAGCCTTACCGCTATACGAAACGTGGATCACTGAAACATTAAAAGGCAATTCAGGCGTTCAAGATGATGTTTTGATGTACCTGATGTTGTGGAGTTTTGACGCGGGTTTGTACGCGCAAGGGCTAGATATAGCGGAGTATGCATTAAAACACAAGCTCGCCATGCCGTCAGGCCAATCCCGCACAACCGGTTGTGCTATTGCCGAAGAAATGGGGGATAGAGCCAAAGAAGCCTATACCGCAAAAAATCCCATTCCATTGGATATCTTGCAGCGCACCATGGCATTAATTGAGCATGAAGATATGCCCGATAAAGTCCGCGCCGAGCTGCATAAATGGCTCGGTTACAGCTTGCGCGATAATGATTTTCCGCAACCGGCTTTATGTGAATTAATGCGTGCCCTTGAGCTCAATGAGCGCAGTGGGGTTAAGCAGGATATTAAGAATATTGAAAAGTTTTTGTCAGCAAAAAACAGAGCTGATGAATAAAGAACGTGCCAACGCGCAAGGCGGCGCGAGATAAGACATTTATTTTTCGAACTCTCGCCCACCGCCTACCTATTTTTAAGGTGACCTTATGGATTTTGTTTCACCCGAACCCGCTAACGAAAAAGACGAAACGATCACCAGTGGTGATTTTTGGCCTGCGATTAATACCCGTGCATTTCGGGAATCAATGCGAGTTGACGGTACGGTCACCCAAAGTCGATTAATTGAAGCCTTAAAAAACGCCATCATCGAAACCAACCGTGAATTATCCCGCTTTCAACAGCAAGAAATCCACTTGGGCTATACAACGTTAGGCGCAGTTCCGGCCAGCAAAATTACGCATGGGGAGATTGACGTATCGGAATTAGTGATCCTTTATCGCCGTGCCGTATTCAGCGCGGCAAAAGCAAACTTAATCGAACGTTACCGCGATATTGATACAACCCCCAACGGTAATAAAAAAGCTGATGCCTTAGAGACGAACATTGATGATTTACAGCGTGATGCTATCTGGGCAATTCAGCGCATCAAAGGAACGACACACAATATTGTTGAATTGATATGAAAATCAGAACGATAAAAGGTGACACCATAGACGAGATATGTTGGCGATTTTACGGCAGAACGACAGGCATGACCGAGGCTGTTTTGTTAGCGAATCCCAATCTTGCCGAACAAGGCGCGGTGCTACCTGCGGGGCTATTGATTGAGTTACCTGAAATTACCGAAGAGCCGGTACAGCCACTTATACAGCTATGGGATTGATACATGTTTGATAAAGATCCGAACAGTTTCGGTATCGCACAGTGGTTATTAATGCTCTTCATTTCAATGTGGGGAGGTGTTGTGAGATACATCATTGACGTTAAAACGAATAATGCCCCATGGAGCTGGTTTGCGGCTTTTATGCAAATGGTCGTTTCCGGCTTTGTCGGGTTGTTAGGCGGATTGCTCTGTATTGAGGGAAATCAGAGCATTTATATCACCCTATTCACCACCGGTGTATTTGGTGCAATGGGAAGTATCGGACTTTCCTATTTATGGTCACGCTTTACTGGAGGAAAACATGTCTAACGTACCACGCGGCATACGCAATAATAATCCGGGCAATATTGATTATAACCCGAGAAACCCATGGCGAGGGGAGCTGGCCTTTGACCCTAGCATTGAACCCCGTCATAGCCGCTTTGAGAAACCTGAATACGGTATTCGCGCATTATTCAAGCTTTTGCGGACCTATTCAACCTACGCGGGGAAACAGGGGGTTGGTTGCGGCAAAATTGATACGGTGGAAGAAATTATTGAGCGTTGGGCACCGGCAAAAGACCGTAATAATACAGAGGGTTATATTAATCGTGTCTGTAAAGAAACGGGCTTTGGTCGTCGTGATTGCCTTGATGTTTATAACAAAGAAACGGCATTCAAAATGGCTAAAGCGATAGTCCATGTTGAAAATGGTCAGCAGCCATACAGTGATGAACTGTTTGAAAAAGCGTGGGCGATGTTGTGATGTTTAAACTCAATAATGCGAGACGAAAAGCTTATGTTTAATATGAAAAAATGGGTAATCGCTTTCGCATTATTCCTTGTCGCCGGTGTCATATTCGCCGGCTGGCAAGGTATCAAAAAAATAGATCGGCTCAATGAACGAGTCGGCATACTCACGGCAGAAAACCAACAACTTTCGTTAGACGTTGATAAAAAATCCGCACTGATCTCTGAACAATCATTAAGTTTTCACCGTGCAAATCAAATCGCGGGTGATGCCTATCGTCGCGGTATTATTCAACGCGCCGCCGCCGAGGAAAGAAAAATTGAATATAAAACCCTTCTTAAAAACGAGCCAACGTGTGATTTACCTGTGCCTAAGTATCTTGCTGATCGGGTGCTCGACAACGCCTACCGTATCCGTGCAAACGCAATGCGTTCCCATTCCGAAAACACTCACCCAGCAAGTACCACCGCCTCTACCGGACGGGTTCTAACTTATTGCGATTTGGCTTTGATGGTTGACCCTTTACTTGCAGCCTTAGAAACCGCCAATATTCAACTAAGTGCGATTGAGCAATTTGATGAGGAACGGAACCGTGAAAAAGCTCATTAACTTACGGGAATATTTAGACAGCAAAATTCCATTTCTCAAAGATAACCCCGAAAATTTATACTTGTTCGTTGAAAACGGGCGGATTATTTCCACGTTAGAAGAAACGCCCAGTTTTGAATATGAATACACCGCTAATATTATTATTGAGCGCTATAGTGGTGACCAAAATGTCTTAATTGCAGTAGTCAATGATTGGCTAAGAAAAAATCAATCCGATATTTCAGCGAACCCCGCAAAGCGGCAACAAGATTTTAGATTTGAGGCGGTGATTTTAGATAACAAAACCGCCCACATCAGTATTGATTTAAATCTCACCGAGCGTGTATTAGCGATTGATAACGACGGCAAATATGTGATTGAGGCTACCCCTGAGCCGGCCAACCCGTTTAATGAATGGCCAACGACACGATGAATGATGATACTTTGCGTCAACTTGACAGTGAATTAACGCATTTATTAACTCGCATGTCGCAAGGCCAGCGCCGGCAGCTCGCCAAAGAAATCACTCGCGATTTACGCCGTTCTCAAATTAAGCGCATTTCACAACAAAAAAATCCGGATGGCAGCCCATACACCAAACGCAAAGCGAATTTCATCACGGTACAACGTGAAATCCAATTTATGTGGCACGGTCAAAAACGTACCTTACGGAACTGGCGAGGTAATAGCAAAACAATCACTGGCCAAGATGCGAATAAAAAAGCGCAGCGCTCATTTCGTAAATCAGATATTCAGCGCTATATCAGTATCAAGAAAGATAAAATCAGTACAGAGCGCAAAACCAAGCAAACCCGCATGTTTAAAAAACTGGCCACCGCCCGTTTTTTACGCGCCTATAATAGCGATAAAGAAGCCGTCATTTATTTTTTACCTTCCGCAGCAAATATTGCCGGTGTACACCAGTTCGGTTTAACCGAGCGTATTGGCAACGCAAAAATAACCTATCCATCACGCCAGTTGTTAGGGCTCACTCCGGAAGAAATCAGGCATATTGAAAGTCAGATTATTGATTTCCTCTCTCGATAATGTGTATCACCGACTGCACAAAAGGCAGTAGCTGCAATCAATACACTATCAATGGCACGCTTAAGAAAATCATTTTTTTGAGGTTGTCATGCGCAAATTTATTCCGCTTTTACCTGTGGGGCTTTTTATCTTTATTTCAATTCTGGCCATTAGTGTTGATGACTATAAAGTCGTTGCAGGTGCAGAGGTCGTTAGAATTCTTGTGAATATCTACGTGATAGCAATATTTTTCTCTTTTAGCCCTAATTTAGAAAGTTGCTCTCATTCTTGTACATTAAAAGGAATAACGAAAAGTCTAATTCCTTTTAATCTAAATATTTACCGGTTAGTCATCGTATTAAACGTTATCGCTGCATTCCTATTAATTGTTACCAAGCAATGGATTTCTATTCCATTGCTCATAGTCTGGTTTGCTTATCAGTACTGGTTTAGAAAAACAATTTTATCAGCCATTAACCCCGAGGCTTGATATTTAATGTCTGCCGAGATTCGTCGCTTAATCAGAAATCTGATCCGCATTGGCATCGTGACAGATGTGAATGCTAAGAAAGGCTGTCGTGTACAAATTGGAAGCTTAGAAACCGACTGGCTAAATTGGATCACCTTGCGTGCTGGTAATACTCGCACCATGAATGCACCTAGCGTGGGTGAGCAAGTTCTTATCCTTGCTTTAGGCGGCGAACTTACCACGGCATTTGTGCTAACCGGTATCTTTTCCAATGAACATGCCGAGCCGACCAGTTCACTCACAGCAGACCACCGAACCTATTCAGATGGGGCAATCATTGAATATGAACCCGCCACTGGTGCATTAATCGCAACAGGAATTAAAACGGCCACGATTGACGCTAGCGAACAAATTAATGCCACAACAAATGTAGTTATCGTCAATGCAAGTAAACAAATTAACCTTACCACTCCAACGGTGATTTGCTCACAAAACCTCACCTGCGCCACGCTCAATGTCACCGAGGGCGGTGAAATGACGGGTAATTTTACACACACCGGCGGCGCGATTAAATCCAATGGTATTACGTTGCATGATCATACTCATGGCGGTGTACGTAGCGGCGGAGAATCCACAGGAAAACCCCAATGAGATATTGCGGTATGAGTCGAGAAAATGGAAAGTGCCTTTCCGATATTGAGCATATACGCCAATCCGTGCGCGATATCTTGATCACGCCTATTGGCTCACGCATCGCACGGCGAAATTATGGTTCGCTATTATCAGAACTTATCGACCAGCCACAAAATCCCGCGCTGAAATTGCAGTTAATGTCAGCGTGCTACACCGCATTGTTAAAATGGGAGCCACGCATTTTATTAACTCGCATTAGCCTAAATAGCACCGAGGCTGCGCAGATGATTGTGGATATTGAAGCCACAAACCAAGACACCAATCAGTCACTTAATTTTTCGGTCAATGTGAGGTAACGATGGCAGCCAGTATTGATTTAAGTTTATTACCGGCACCGGATGTGGTCGAAACGTTAGATTATGAGGTGCTCTTTGCCGAACGCAAAGCCGCACTAATTGGTGCGATGCCAGCAGAACAACGGGAAGCCATCACCCGCACCTTAGAATTGGAATCTGAGCCGTTAACCAAATTATTGCAAGAGAGCTGCTACCGTGAATTGATTTTACGTCAGCGCGTTAATGAAGCGGCTCGCGCAAGTATGGTGGCCTTTGCCACCGGTGCCGACCTTGACCAACTTGCGGCCAATAACAACGTGAAACGCCTGATGTTATCAGCCGGTGATGAAAACGCTATCCCGCCGATTGCACCGGTGTATGAGTCAGATTCTAATTTACGCATGCGTATACCGGCCGCTTTCGAAGCGTTAAGCGTAGCTGGCCCGATTGGCAGTTATGAATATCACGCACGCTCTGCCGATGGTCGGGTTTCTGACGCTTCTGTGATTAGCCCGCTACCGGCTCACGTCACGGTTACCGTGTTATCCCGCGAGGGGAACGGCAGCGCACCGACTGATTTAATTGAGAAAGTTGATATGGCGTTAAACGATGAGGACGTTAGGCCGGTAGCTGATCGTGTGACAGTGCAATCGGCAACCATCGTTAACTATGAAATCGACGCGGTGATTTACTGTTATCCCTCACCTGAATACGAGCCCATCATGGCAGCCGCAGAGGAACAAGTGAAACGCTATGCGACACAGCAGCACCGATTAGGCCGTGACATAGTGCTCAGTGCCATTTATGCCGCGCTGCATGTGCAAGGTGTGCAACGCGTGGAACTGAAAAAGCCGGTAGCGGATATCAAGCTAAATAAAACACAGGCCAGCTTCTGCACACAAATTAACGTGGCATTAGGGGGCTCAGATGAATAATCGTTTATTACCTGTCGGCTCATCACCGTTAGAGCTCGCGGCGGCTGAATCATTAGCCCAGATTGAGCGCGTACCTATTCCTATTCGTGAACTTTGGAACCCTGATTTATGCCCCGTGCATTTGCTGCCGTATCTGGCGTGGGCGTTCAGTGTTGACCGGTGGGATAAAAACTGGACGGAAAAAGCCAAACGGGATGCCGTGAAAGCTGCGATGTTTATTCATAAACACAAGGGCACCATTGGGGCATTGCGCCGCGTAGTTGAGCCGTTGGGCTATTTAATCCGCGTGATTGAGTGGTGGAAAACCAACGAAACCGCCGGCACATTTCGCCTAGATATTGGGGTACTGGAAACCGGTATCACAGAGGAAATGTATCAAGAGTTAGAGGCATTAATTTTTGATGCCAAGCCGGCAAGTCGTCACCTTGTCGGGCTCACTATTCAACTAGAAACCCGCGGTGAATTTTATTGCGCGGCATCCAGTTACACCGGTGATTCATTGACCATTTACGCGTATACACCGCCTTTAATTTCGGTTTCTGGCCTTGATGTTCAAGGCGCGGCGATTCACTTAATTGATGAAATGAGGATTAATCCACAATGAAATACTTTGCCTTACTCACAAAATTAGGTGAGAACTTATTAGCCCAAGCGACAGCGCTAGGCACAAAACTTGAATTAACACATATGGCGGTGGGCGATGGTGGCGGGAGTTTGCCAACGCCAGATACCAATCAAACTAAATTAATTGCTGAAAAACGCAGAGCCGCTATTAACACTTTGTTTATTGACGATAAAAATAAAAATCAAATCATTGCTGAACAAATTATTCCTGAACAGGATGGCGGTTGGTGGATACGTGAGATTGGCTTATTTGATAAAGCCGGTAATTTAATTGCAGTAGCGAATTGCCCTGAAACGTATAAGCCACAGCTTGCAGAGGGTTCCGGTCGTACGCAATCTATCCGAATGGTATTGATTGTCAGTCATACCGAATCGGTCACATTAAAGATTGACCCATCAGTTGTACTGGCAACTCGCGAGTATGTGAATACTGAAATCACCGTGCTGGACAAAAAAATTGATGCACTATCAGCACAAATCAAGCTGGATTTAAATAAAAAATTCGATAAGGCGAACATTTCAGGCCAGAAAGGCAACGATAACGACAAAGTCCCTAGCCTGAATTTGTTTACGACTGAGATTGGTAAACTTGCCGCACTTGGGTACAGCTATTCAAAAATTGAATCAGACGGCAGATATCAACCGAAAGGCAATTATGCCCCAGCGGGTGACTACGCAACAAGAGCAGACTTAACCAATGGGTTGAATGGGAAGTTTGATAAGACGGGAGGGGTTTTAAGCAACCACTTAAGTGTAATCGGTCGAGTTTATACACGAAGCAACAACACTGTTGACGCTAATGAAATTTCTATCGATGCAATAAATGCCAGTGGTAACTGTATTAATTCCAAGAGAGGAACCGATCCCGCAACCACACATTATTTACCAAAAACAACTGGCACACTAATGCAAGTTGGTGATTATGGTTTAGGGATTGGGCTCTATCAGACTTCAGATATCTTTAATTCTACAACGTTGGGATGTGGTTTTTATGCTATGCCAGGAGGAAAAGGTAATCCTTGGGGAAGCAATGGGTCATCGCATATTCTCAATGTTCGACAAGGTAATTATGGTTTTCAAATCGGTCGAACAACTGGAGACATGAGCTTATCATTTAGAACTTTAAGTGTCGGAGTGTTTTCTGGGATATCAAAAATTTACTCAACAGCCAACACTGAAAAAGATCACAACGGAAATGTAAAAATCCCCGGTTATCTTGAACGTAGTGATTATCCTGTAGGGTGCCCAATTCCGTGTCCTCAAGCTACTGCTCCAGCGGGGTATTTAATCTGTAATGGTCAGTCATTTAATAAAATCACGTATCCACTTCTAGCAAAAGCATACCCAACAGGGGTTTTACCTGATTTGCGAGGGGAATTCCTTCGTGGACTGGATGCGGGTAGAAATGTCGATAGTGGTCGTGCTGTTTTATCATTACAACTTGATGAAAACAAAGAGCATAACCATAACATCATATTAAAGAACGCGAGTGGCGATGGAGGCTCAGACCAATACGCGTTAAGAACGTTAGCAATTAATGTTAACAATGCTACATATACAACAGAAAAATCAGGCGGCAAAGAAAGTCGACCACGCAACATCGCATTTTTATATATCGTGAGAGCAGCATAATGAAAAACTATAATTTAGAGATTGAACAAGCCGAAATTGGCGACAATGGTTTAGCAACAAAAGCAGGTTGGATTAAAGTCTATATTGCAGACCCACAAACGCGCGAATATTTGAACGCGAGCATGGAGAATATTTATTTTGATGTCAGCGTGTCGGCTGGTGCTTATATTGATGCGCCAGAATTACCGATAAAAGCAGGTTTTGCGGTAGTGCGTAGTGAAGATGGTTCTAAGTGGGAAATCGTGACAGATAACCGAGGTAAAACAGCGTACAGCACAGAAACCCGCCAATCGATTGAAATTGATTTTATTGGCGATTTGCCCGATACGCTAACTTTCTTAGAACCGAAAACAGAATTTGATAAGTGGAACGGCAAAAAATGGGTAACAGATACTGAAGCTCAAAAAGCGGTATTGGTTGCACAAGCCGAGCAGGAAAAGACGCAGCGATTAGAGGAAGCGAATGCCACTATCACGTATTTACAAGATGCCATTGAAGTCGGTCTTGATAATGACGATTACCAAGCAAAATTAACAGCGTGGAAAACATACCGTGTTTTGTTAAACCGTGTTGATACTTCACTCGCACCAGATATTGATTGGCCTGAAAAACCCGAATAACATTAATCTACTCTGAGCCCCAACCAATGGGGCTTTGTTTCATCCTTCACACAATCGCCATTTCGTGCATTTGCGTTAACCCCAACCCAAAATTGAGCTATTGCAAAATAGAGGACGCTAGTAATGGCTCAAGATTATCACCACGGCGTGCGAGTGATTGAACTCAATGAAGGCACGCGACCTATTCGCACCATCAATACCGCCATTGTCGGAATGGTGTGTACTGCCGATGATGCAGACACAAAAGCCTTTCCACTCAATACCCCTGTTTTAATTACAGATGCGAAAAATGCGGCAGGTAAAGCCGGCGAAACTGGCACGCTTGCTCGCTCACTGGATGCTATCGGTAACCAATCAAAACCGGTTACCGTGGTTGTACGTGTTGAACAAGGCGAAAGCGAAGCAGAAACCACATCCAATATTATTGGTGGCACCACGCCCGATGGCCGCAAAACCGGCTTGCAGGCATTAACCGTGGCGCAAGGCCGCTTAGGTGTTAAACCTCGCATTCTAGCCGTACCGGCTCATGATACACAGGCGGTTTCATCAACGCTCGCCGGTATCGCGCAAAAAATGCGAGCCATGGCTTATATTAGCGCCTATGGCAGTAAAACTATTTCAGATGCCATTGATTACCGTAAAAACTTTAATCAACGTGAATTAATGTTGATTTGGCCTGAATTCCAAAGTTGGGATACCGTCGCGAATGCAGAGAGTAATATCTACGCCACCGCGAGTGCCTTGGGTTTACGTGCCAAAATTGATAATGAAATCGGCTGGCATAAAACCTTGTCTAACGTTGGCGTTAATGGTGTAACGGGCATTTCTGCCGATGTGTCATGGGATTTACAAGACCCTGCCACCGATGCCGGCTTACTTAACGAAAACGATATCACCACGCTAATTCGCAATAACGGCTTCAAGTTTTGGGGCTCCCGTACTTGCTCTGATGATCCGTTGTTTGCCTTTGAGTCCTACACCCGCACCGCGCAGGTGTTATCCGACACCATCGCCGAGGGGCTAGACTGGTCTATTGACGGCACGCTCAATCCCTCACTGGCTCGCGATATTATCGAAAGTATCAATGCAAAACTGCGAAGCATGACAACGCAAGGCTATTTGTTAGGCGGTGAATGTTGGTTCGATCCAGACGTTAACACCAAAGAAGAGCTGAAAAGCGGCAAGTTATACATTGATTATGACTATACAGCCGTACCCCCACTGGAAAACTTACTGTTACGTCAGCGTATCACTGACCGCTATTTATTGGATTTTGGCTCAAAAATTAAGGGGTAATCATGGCCTTACCACGCAAACTTAAAGATTTAAATTTATTCAATGAGGGTGAAAGCTATATGGGGCGTATTGAAGAAATCACGCTACCGAAAATCACCCGTAAATTTGAAAACTATCGCGGCGGCGGCATGAATGGCGGCGTCAAAATTGATATGGGGTTAGAAGATGATGCACTCTCTGCCGAATTAACATTTGGAGGCTTAGAAGCCCAGCTTTATAAGCAATGGGGGATCACTCAAATTGATGGCGTGATGTTGCGCCTCAATTGTGCTTATCAACGCCAAGATACCAAAGAATACACCGCCGTTGAGGTCGTGTTACGGGGGCGATTCAGTGAAATTGACTCCGGTAATGGCAAGGCCGGTGAAAATACCCAAGTCAAAGCGCCTTTTAATGCCACGTATTACAAACTCATTTGGGATGGTGAAACACTCATTGAGATTGATTTACTCAATATGATTGAAAAGGTTGATGGTGTTGACCGTTTAGAAGAACAACGCGCCGCATTAGGTTTATAGGAAAAGTAAATGACTGAACCCGTAGAAAAAAATCAAATCACCGTGACGCTAGATGAACCCATCACGCGTGGAACAACCACAGTAACAGAGATTGTGGTACGTAAACCCAATTCTGGCGCATTGCGTGGTGTTCGCTTAGCCGCACTGATGGAAATGGATGTGGATTCGGCGATGTTGGTATTACCCCGCGTCACCGCACCAGCATTGACGAAACCCGAATTAATTATGATGAACCCTGCGGATATGCTGAATTTAACTAAAGAGCTTGTGCTTTTTTTGTTACCGAAGTCGGTGACTATGGATTTCCAGAACGATTAACAGTCAATGATTTAGTGGCAGATATTGCCACTATTTTTCATTGGTCACCGGCTGTCACCGATGAATTTTCCCTAACTGAATTATTAGAATGGCGTTATCACGCCCTTAAACGTAGCGGTGCAGAAGATGAGTAAAGATTTGCGTTTACAGGTGATTTTAAGCGCCGTTGATAAATTCACGAAACCGTTTAAGAGCGCCCAAGCGTCGAATAAAAAATTGGCGGAAACCCTCCGCCAATCTAAACAACAACTCAAAGAGCTCAACAACCAAGCCAAGCAAATTGACGGGTTTAAGAAAACCAAGCAATCCCTTGATAGTGCTAGTCAAGCGTATCAACAGGCTACCGCCAAAGTTAGCCGGCTCGCACGTGAATTATCCACCGTTCAAAATCCCACGAGGGCCCAATCACGGGAGCTTGACCGCGCAAAAGCGGCGGCCGCAAAACTCAAAGCTGAAACCGGCACACTGAGTGCCTCATTACAGCGCCAACGGGAAGCCCTAAAAGGCAGTGGTATTTCAACACGTCAGCTAAGCCAAGCCCAAATCAAATTAAATAGCGACATTGCCAGCACAAGCCGGCGATTACAGCAACAAGAGCAGCAACTAAAACGGGTAGCCAACCAAGAAAAGCGCATGTCTGCGGCAAAAAATAGCTATCAAAATGCCATGGGAGTGCGTAATAAAATGGCCGGTAGCGGTGCGGGTATGCTTGCATCTGGTGTGGGGTTAGGTTATGCGGCTAAAAAAGTCTTAGTACCAGGCTATGATTTTGAAATTGGCATGTCGAAAGTACAAGCCTTAACTCGCCTTGATAAAAATTCCGACGACTACAAGATGTTAAGGGAACAAGCGCGAGACCTCGGGGCAACAACTGCATTTACCGCTAATGAAGTTGCACAAGGCCAAGCGTTCTATGCCATGGCTGGTTTTAAGCCAGAGCAAATTAAAAATGCGATGAAAGGTACATTATCCATGTCACTCGCTGGAGACATTGACTTAGCCACTACGGCGGATATTGGATCTAACATCTTAACTGGCTTTAAAATGAACTCGAATGAAATGAATCGGGTTAGTGACACGTTAGTAGGGGTGTTCACTCGCGCTAATGTTAATTTAGCTATGCTAGGCGAGACAATGAAATATGTTGCCCCACCGGCAGCAGGATTGGGTGTTGACTTAGAAACCGCAGCAGCAGCAGCGGGTAAACTTGGCGATGCAGGTATACAGTCGAGCATGGCTGGTACTAGTTTAAAATCTATTTTTGGGAGACTAGCAGCCCCGACGTCAGAAGTATCAAAGGCTTTAAAAGAAATAAATTTAAAAACAACCGACTCAAAAGGAAACTTTAGAGAATTTACTGAAATTCTTGTCGAACTGGACAAGAAAACAAAAGGAATGGGTAATGCTAAGCGCGCTGGATTGTTTAAAAAACTAGCAGGGGAGGAAGCCTTTAGCGCCTTAATGGTTTTAACCGATCAAGCGTCCACGGGATCTTTACAGCAATTAATAGCTGAGCTTAAGGCCGCAAAAGGTGAAGCTGAAAAAGTTGCAAATGTCATGACAGATAACCTTGATGGCGACTTAAAAAACTTAACCTCGGCTTATGAAGATGTAGGAATACAAATTTTTGGCGGTGCGGATAGCCCTTTGCGGGATATCACTAAACGAGTCACAGACCTCATTTCGAAGTTTGGCCAATGGGCAAAGAAAAACCCTGAACTGGTCAAACAAATCACCATGATCACATTGGGGTTAGGTGCGGTGCTGGCCGTTGGTGGCGGAATCACATTGATGATTGCGGCATTAATTGGACCACTCGCCATGGCGAAATTAAGTCTGTCCGTATTAGGTATCAAAGGCAGTGGTTTTCTATCATTACTCATTAAGCCTATTAAGTTAATTGGAACGGCATTTATGATGCTAGGCCGTGCGTTATTAGCTAACCCGATTATCTTATTTATCGCAGGGATCGCCGGTGCGGCTTACCTGATTTATAAATATTGGGATGATATTGTTCCTTATGCTAAAAAATTGTGGTCAAAAGTAGCAGAGATATTTTCCCAGTTTTGGGAGGGCGTTAAATCCTATGTACTGAATTGGGGGCTTGTCGGGCTGGTCTATCAACATTGGGATGATATTGTCGCTATCACATCCCGTATGTGGGCGCTGGTCAAGAAAACGATATCTGAAAAGTGGGATCAGATTGTCGCTGATGTTAAAGGCTTACCGGAACGCTTTAAACAAATTGGCGGTGAGATCATTGATAGCCTGAAAAATGGCATTCTGGAAAAGTGGGAATCACTGAAAGTCCAATTTGCCGAACTCAAGCAAATGGCGACGAATATTTTGCCTGACTGGATGCTCTCGGATGAAACCAAAACTGTCCGCGCCATGTCACAAGTGACCGTTATTCAAGCCGGCATGAAAAATGCGGGCATGTTCGACAATGGCGGATTTATCCCACGTGGACAATTCGGCATTGCGGGTGAATATGGACCCGAGCTTGTTAATGGGCCAGCTCATATCACTAGCCGGAGAAAAACTGCTGCACTGGCTGCGGCGGCATTAACCATCGGCTCTATGACAGCGACAGCAAAACCCATCCATCCTTATGCTTTACCCGCAAATAGCTATCAGTCCGCGCCAACAACCATAAATCAAAGCAATCACGCGGCAAATACTGCGCCAGTCACTATCAATGTTTATCCATTACCGAACCAGTCAGCAAACGATATTGCTAGAGAAGTCGCTAGACAATTAGAGCAAAACCAACGGCGTGAACAGGCAAGACGACTGAGTCGGTATCAAGACAGCGAGGACGATTAATTATGGCAATGGCAGCACTAGGCTTGTTTGTCTTTCAATTAAATACAACGCCTTACCAGATGATGCAAATTAACCAAAAATACCGTTATGGGGTGAATAATCGTGTCGGCAAGCGCCCCGCAGTTCAATTTATCGGCCTTGATAATGACGATATCACATTAAGTGGCTCATTATTCCCGTCACTGACTGGCGGCAGACTGTCATTGCTGGTATTGGAGCAAATGGCAGAAACGGGAAAAGCATGGTCGCTGATTGATGGCTCAGGCACTATTTACGGTATGTTTGTGATTGAAGAAATCACCCAATCGAAAAGTATTTTTTTTGATGATGGCTCGGCCAGAAAAATTGATTTTACGCTGAAATTAAAACGCACTGATGAATCACTGTCTCTAATGTTTGGCGATCTAGGTCAGCAGCTCAATGATATTCGCGGAGCCTTACCGCTATGAGTTTTTTAACCAAAGATGAGTTAACTCCTGCTTTTGCGCTCGCGGCCGGCGGTGAAAATATTAATAGCCTGATTCAGGGGCGTTTAATGTCATTAACCATGACGGACAATCGCGGCTTTGAAGCTGACCAATTAGATATTGAGTTGGATGATAGCGACGGACAACTCGCCTTACCAAAGCGAGGTGAAACCCTGTCATTGCATCTTGGTTGGAAAAACGAACCACTGATCTACAAGGGGACGTTTACGGTTGATGAGGTTGAACATAGTGGCGTGCCAGATAAGCTCACGATCCGTGGTCGTAGTGCGGACTTTCGCGACACATTAAACGTCAAGCGTGAGCAGTCTTACCACCAAAAAACACTCGGTGATATCGTGCGAACCTTAGCAGAACGCAATAAGTTAAAGGCAGTTATTGATGAAAAATTAGATAAAATCAAGCTTGTCCATATCGACCAAACCAACGAATCGGACGGCTCATTTCTCACACGAGTGGCTAAATCCGAGGGGGCAATTGTTGCGGTTAAAAACGGAAACTTACTGTTTATGAAACAAGGCCAAGGGCTCACCGCAACTGGACAACCGATTCAAACGATGCATATCACCCGCTCAGTGGGTGATGGACACCGTTTTTCACTGGCCGATCGTGGTGCATACACTGGTGTTATTGCTAACTGGCTTGACACACGTGAGCCGAAAAAGAAAAAAGCAGTGGCGGTAAAGCGCAAGCGAAAAAGCAAACAACCTACAAAACCCGCCGAACCGAAAGAAAAACAAGGGGAATATTTAGCCGGCGAACAAGGAAATGTTCTCACGCTTTCTCATACCTACGCCACGAAAGAAAATGCCGCCCGAGCCGCAAAAGCCAACTGGGAAAAAATCCAACGTGGTGTTGCGTCATTTTCGATTCAACTCGCGGTTGGTCGTGCAGATCTCTACCCTGAAATGCCTGTCACCGTCAGCGGATTTAAACCCGAAATTGATAACGCGGACTGGACATTAACGCGAGTCATTCATTCACTGAATGACAGTGGTTTTACAACCGCATTAGAGTTAGAGGTGAAAATTTCGGATTTAGATATAGCTGATGAATAATTTTTTAGACTGTATGGATATACATGATATAATTTACATAACATCAACATCATGACAAAGGATACATAATCATGATGAATTGTCCTGAATGCGGTCACTCTGCACATACACGTAGTTCCTATCAAGTCTCATCCGAAACCAAAGAACGCTATAACCAGTGCCAAAATATTAATTGTGGTTGCACATTTGTCAGTCACGAATCAGTGACCAAAATTGTTGTTAAACCCGCACATATTAATGTTGTTGAGCCGCATCCCAACAAATACCAACAACCGTCTTTAGCATTATAGAAAAAAGCCCTCAATATGAGGGCAAAGAATTATTTACTAACGTTTATTAACTCATCAAAGAAATTATAAAAGCCTTTTTTGTTGTGGTCATCAAAGCGTAATTCGTTAAACTGCATAGTAAATGAGCAGTTATTATCCGTTAATTCGCTTAATGAGTTTATTGGGATATATTTTTTAACAATATCTAGCGCTTGTTGTTTGGTAATAGTCGTTGTGTATTCAGGGCTATTTTTGAGTTTCTTACCATCAGAATAGACAAGATATGAAGTTACTGTAACTTTATCATTTGGAGTATTAATAAAGGCGCGATAAATACCATAGATAATAGCTCTTTTAGCAATAAAATCCTTCACATCGGGAAAATCATCATCAGCAGCTTGCGGAGATATTATAACATTTAATGGATTTTCACTGATAATGTTAAGGGTGTGCTCTTCTTCTGTGTAGTCATTAAAGTAAGTCATTGCTGCTGCGAAATCTGGGTAAACTTCGTTTTCTTTTGTACAAAGTTCATTGTTTTCTTGTGTCACGGGAAGTACCTCTGATTGGTTTTGTTTGGCTTGCATATTTTGCGGCTGAGCATGTTCTTGTTCGTCTATAGATATCTGGTTTTCAATTTGTTTTTGTGTATCAGAAGAGGGGATGAAAGCGATAAATATGGACAGTAAAATAAGAAAGGTTACTGAGTACACAAGTGAGGATTTCATCCTATTGGGCATAAGCACAAGTTTAGGCTTTATTAACCCCAGAATAAAAGCAATTAAAGCTATAAGAGTCAGTATAAAAAATAAGTTATCCATGAATTCTCCTTTTAGTGAGTGACGTGCTTAAATTAGATTCTGGTTTGAATGATAAGTAAAGCCCCTCATTTTGAGGGGCTGATGGGTCAATAATGGTCGATGTGGACGTAACGTGGACGGTGTGAATTGTAAAGTATTAAATAACAATAAGTTACAGTTAAATAATGAACACCATCCCTGTCTTTTATAGCCCCTGTTAGGGGCTTTTTTTTTGTTTCTAAACTAGTCCTTTATTCATGGTTGTTAACTATAGTTGACAACTAAACGAAGATTGCTAAGATAAAAACATAAAGACAAGGAGCAGTCTTATGATCACGGTTCTAACAACGGAATGTTTTGATAGTTGGATCAAAAATCTTAGAGATATTCGAGCTAAAACTAAAATTCTAATGAGAATTAGGCGGTTAAAAATGGAAATTATGGTGATGTTCAACCCATTGGTGATGGCTTTTCGGAACTGA